GCGCTCGCCGGTAGATTGAAGACTGAAACGAGGAGGTGCCGTGGACGATGAGCATGAAGACGATGATGAGAATGATGACGATTCCAGGACTGAGCGGGACGCATCAGCTGGAGAACCGTCGCATGGAGTCGATGAGGAACGCGCAGGCGAACCTGTCCCGGCAGACGAGAAGCCGTCTCGTGACGTCGGCGATCAGCCGGATGAGAATGGAGAAAGACAAGGCGAGATAACGCAGCCGAACGACGAGGAGCTGGTCCGCGCCATATCCATGCTGGTGCAATCCGGAATCTCGGAATCCTACTCAGGCATGCTCCCGCGGCCAAGCGATTTCAACAAGTATCCGGCTGACGTCCAGGAACGTATGTGCAGATGGAACGACGCCTTCACGGTCGACGAATCAAACCGGCAGAACCAGCTCGTCAAGGCGGAGATAGATCAGAGCCGCAAAGGCATGTGGGTCAGCGCAGGTTTGTTCGCGGTCGCATTGCTGATGAGCTTCATATCGTTCTTGGCCACGTCGAGTCCATGGTCGTTTGGTTTCCTGGCGGTTCCAGTGGCGACCATAATCGCCAACCTGTTCGAGCCGATCGCGTCAAGAAGCAGCCGAGACAAGGAAAAACGCACCGAACGCGAACCGGGGAAAGAAGGCCGACAAAACGCGCGACGTTCACTTCATGAATGAGACAGAAGACCCCGGCGCTCGCGGTATGTGGGCGGCCGGGGTATGTTGTTATTCGTTCTTGTTTTTGCGTGGACGTCCGCCGCCGACGCCTCGGCCGGGGCGGCTGGCGTTCCACCGGTCGATGGTCTCTGGCAGCCAGCCGCGCGTGCGGCCGATCGTGGCGTCTGGCTGGGGTAGTTTGTAGGCGCTGGCCGCGGCGGTGCTGATGCCGAGCCGTTTGGCCACGTCGGTGACGCTCATGTATTCGATGCCCATGTCATCCCTTTCTTCCGGCGATGAGCGCGAAGACGGCGCTGACGGCGGCGCATCCGGCGGTGAGCGCGAACGGCCAGCCGAACCATGCGCTGGCGGCGGTTCCGAGCGCGAATACCGCGCTGACTATCGATTCGGTCTTCATGATGTCCCATGACATAATCGGAGGTATGGGGTTCCGGCCCCTACGACTGGCCGGAACCCTTTCTCACTTTTTTCTCTTCGGTTTCCGTCTCATTTCCTTGACGAGTCCGGTAACCGCCTTGATGAGGGCCGCGATGCTCGCGACGAGAAGCGAGATGCTGGTGATCATCTCCGATGGTGTCATGTTCACCTCCTTTCCTTGATATAAACTATATTAGCACAGTCAATAAAGTAATGCAAGTCGGGATATGGGTCAAATCACGTGATTTCCCTTGATTTTCCAACGTTTTCGAAGAGTAGAATATTGAATATGAACCTGCTGAAGAGAAAAACACGCGAATCGTCGGAAACGCAGTCCACG